GCAACGCCGTACCGCCGGCCGCGGCCGAGGCCATCGCCGGCGTGATGGGTACAACGCTGCTGCTGGCCGAGGCCGGCGAAACCTTCATGCTCAGCAATACGCCGATCTGGGTGCGCCCGGTTGCGGTGGCGCTGAGCGTCGCGCAACAGGAGGTAAACCCGTGAACACCGAACAGTTCATTCGCAACGCGGCCGCGCGCGGGCTTTCCCGCCGCGCAACGATGCAGGCCCTTGGCCTGGGCCGCTGGAAGTTCGACCTGATCATCGGAGCCATGGGGCCCATCGAGTGGGCCAAGAACGGCACGACGCTCGGCAACCGCCTGGCCTACGAAGCGTCGCGCGGCAGGTTCACGCCGGCGCAGGCCGCAGCGCTGGAGCGCGCGCACGAACGCTGGAGCGAGAGCCGACGCTTCACCGTCGACGGCGTGACCGGGACCATCGCCGAGCTGGTGGAGCACTTCCAGAGCCCGGTCCACGCAACGACCGTCCGCCGCCGCGTCGCCGCCGGCATGAGCCTGCGCGACGCACTTCTCTCCCCGCGCCAGCAGCCCAAGCCCGGGCGCCGGCATCCCTGGAACCGTTCGCAGAAGCAGGTGCAGCCATGAAAGAACGTCCGATCCTGTTCACTGGACCGATGGTCCGCGCCATCCTGGAAGGTAGGAAGACGGTCACGCGGCGAGTGATGAAGCCGCAGCCCGACTTCCTCGGCTCAATGGTCGATCCCAATACGCCATTCAAGGCGCTTGATGCCGGCCTGCACGCACGCATCATCTGCCCCTACGGCGAGCCCGGCGACCGGTTGTGGGTGCGGGAGACCTGGCACGTTGGCAAGCCTCACGATAAGACCGCGCCAGCGGACATCCTTGCGCCGCTGCTCGCCGAAGGTCGAGGCATCACCGTCCTCTACACCGCCGGCGGCTGGCAGAGCGTCGGGCCTGCAGGACGCGAGGAGCCGATTTACCCAGATGACCAACCGCTGCCGGACTGGGCTGGAAAAGGTCGGCCCAGCATCCACATGCCCCGTTGGGCCTGCCGCATCCTACTGGAGATCACCGCGGTGCGCGTCGAGCGCCTGCAGGACATCAGCGAGGTCCAGGCGCGAGCCGAAGGTATCACCGACGGGGGATGCTCGAACTGCGGAAACCATGAGCCCTGTGGGTGTGAATGCCCGGCGCCAAGCGCAGTTGACTCGTTCGTTCACCTCTGGCGCTCCACCGGCGGCAACTGGGAATCCAACCCCTGGGTCTGGGTGGTCGAGTTCAAGCGGGTGACGCCATGAGCGCCATCATCAGCGAATGCGGCCAGTACCGTTACCTTCTGACTCGCCCTGGCGACTGCCTGGCCGACAAAGGCACAGCGGTTTTCCTGATGCTCAATCCGAGCACCGCTGATGCCGCGCTCGACGATCCAACGATCCGGCGCTGCCGCAACTTCGCCTCGGCCTGGGGCTGTAACGGGATCGCCGTCGTCAATCTGTACGCCTTGCGCGCGACGAACCCGTCCGACCTCTGGCAGCACAGCGACCCAGTAGGCCCAGACAACGACTGGCGCCTGCGCGCGATCGCCCGAGAGTACACCGACATCGTGTGCGCCTGGGGCGCCAATGCGAAGCCCGAGCGAGTAGAAGCCGTAACCAGCATCCTGACCGCCGCCGGCGGGCGCCTCTGGTGTCTTGGCACGACGAAGGATGGGCACCCGCGCCACCCTCTGTACGTGCCTGGAAATCAAGCGCTCCAGCCTTGGGCGCCGAGGGTAACGCCATGACCAGATCCAATGCGCCGCTGGTGCAGAGCGAGGCCGAACTCTGCGCGGCGTTCATCGACGAGTTCAACCGAGTCCCCGGCTGGACCTGCTACCCGGAGACTGCCGGGTTCGACATCCTGGTGGTCCATGAGGATGGCCGGCAGATCGGCGTAGAGGCCAAATTGCAGTTGAACGCCAAGGTAGCCGACCAGATCCTGCCGCAGTACTGGCAAGACCGGTACGGTGCGCCAGGGCCAGATCACCGCCTGGTCATTGTCGGGCGGATCACCGAGGCCAGCGCCGGCATCAAGCGCCTGCTTGAAATGTGCGGCATCGCAGTACTCGCTCCGTCCCGCGGACACCGTCGGCGCGACGGCAAGTTCGTCGACTTCCCCGAGTTCCACTTGCGCTACTGGCTCCAGCACTCCAGTGGACCGCAACTGTTCGACTGGAACCCCGCGGAACGCTGCCATGTCCCGATCGTGGTCCCCGACGTGCCCGCCGGCGTTCCGGCGCCGCTGCGCCTCACCGAGTGGAAAGAAGGCGCGCTGAAGGTGATCGCCACGCTTCGCCGCCAGGGCTTCATCACCACGAAGCAGATCGCCGAATGCGGCGTCAGCGCGACGAACTGGACACGATCCTGGCTCGACAAGGGCGCCGAGCGCGGCACGTGGGTTGAGTCTGCCCGCATGCCAGCGTTCGACCAGCAGCACCCCGAGGCCTTCACCAAGATCCAGCAGGCGCTGGACAAGAGCGCCCAGCCCACCCTCTTCACCTGAGCCAACCATGCCCAACTACTACCCCAAGGGCGGGCGCTGCCGCGCCTGCGCCTCGCGTCACGACGACTGCAGTTCCCTTCCCTTCGAAACCATGCCGGTGCGCCGCCGCGACCAGGAGCAGACCATGAGTGAGCCATTCCAAAAGACCTTCGACCAGACAGGCACCTTCGAGGCGCTGTACGCATGCCAACAGTGGCTATCAGCCAACGGTTACAGCTACAGCAGCACTTGTCGCGACGGACCAGTGGGCGTGATGAAGGGCGACTACGGAATCGCGAAATGGAGGAACCTCACCCGGGAGGAGCGCGCGGAATTGCACGGTACCGTCGACGGTGATTTCCGCGAAGGCCCTCTGGTGTTGCGGCTGAAGGCTGGCTTCGGCCCTCAGGCAAGCGGAGTGGCAGCATGACCGAGCCCGCCACCGACTACTCAATCACCGCAGCCGACGCCAAGGAACTGGCCGGCGCCGTGCTTCTGCCGGCGGACCTGCGCCGCCAGGTGCTGGAGAAGATGGCCGCCCAGCGCGACCCGGCCACCATGCTCGACCTGTTCGCCCAGGTGCTGGGCATGGCCAACGCCGTCGCCGAGAACTGCCGAGCGATGGTCGAGTTGATCCTCATCGAGCGCGGCGAACATCCGCACACCGCGGAGCAGGCGAACCTCCCGACGATGTTCGGAGCGCTGCAGGGCGTTGTCCTGGCCGCAACGGTGAACCCTCGCGGCACGTGCGCCGGCTGCGCCTATCGACTCGGCACCCCGGCGAACACCTCGCCGGTCACCACCTCCGATGCCATCTACTGCCGGCAGGAACTCAGCCGGTTCTACTGCCACGCCGACCTGGACGACCAGGGCAACCCAGTCCGCACCTGCGTCGGCCACGCCAAAGCCATGAAGCAAGACGCCACGAAATGAACCGCCCCACCATCTGCCGCACCACGGGCCAACGGATAGGCCTGTGCAAATGCTTCCGCTGCCGGCCGCCGGCGCCGGAGCAACCGGAGACACCACAATGTCCTCTACCCAACACCAACTGATCGAGCAGTGCGCCACCCGCCTACGCGGCATCGTCGAAGCCCTGGACAACATCCACGACAGCACCCAGCACCGCTCCCCGCACCGCTGGTCGACGGACCTCGACGAGGTTCATTCCTCAGCCGAGAGCCTGCTGGCCATGATCAAGGACCAGGCGCCGCCGTCCGAAGACCAGTTGATCGCCGCAGGCCTCAGCTACCCGCTCGCCAAGGAAGATGCCGTGCAGCTCTGGTACGCCGGCTTCAGGTCCGAAGTGGTCACTGTGCTCGAGGCCTGGGAGGCAATCGGCCACGATATCGGCATGAACCCGAGCAAGGGCGAACTGCTGGATTCCCTGCGCAACATGGCGGCGATTTGCAATGCGCACGGCAATGACATGCCAGCCCAGTCGGCAATCGACCAGCGCCAGGTCATCGCAGACGCCATCACCGGCGCGCTAGCGTTCGGCGCCCAGGCCAGCCAGCCGCCGGCGGAGGATCACTGGCTTCGTCCGTTCTACGACATCGGCCGCGCCGAGGGACAACGCACCCAGGAACTGGCAATGCTGGTTCGCATGCTGGCCGCTTCCCTGAAGCGGCATGCCCCGGAAAGCAACCTGGTGGCGCGCGCCACCAACTACCTGGCCGCCAAGGGCTTGGCCGGCACACCGCTTCGTGACCCGCCGGCACCGGTAGAGCAGGCAGGCGGGGATGAGCGGGCGGCGTTCGAGGCGTGGGCTACGCATTTACCGATGGATCGGCAGCCGCTACGACCAGACCTCTATATGCCGCAAACTCAATGGGCGTGGGAAGCGTGGCAGTTCCGCGCCGCCCTGGCGCAACCCTCCCAGTCTCAGTATGAAGCCAGCTTCGAAGAGTGGCTGGCCAACGAACTCGAGGGCGAGGACGGCCAGCCTGTTCCGGCTGCGGTCTGCGACATTACCCTCGCCCGCCGAGCATTCAACCACTGGCCCAAGCTGGAACAGCCAGCCAAGGTAGGTGGCGTCCGCTTCAGCGCTGGCGTGTCGTCGCGGCTGGTAGTCGAAGCCGCCCAGCGGCTGAACGAGTTCGAGTCCACTCCGGAGAAAGAGGCGGAGCGCATCGAGCGGCTCCAGGCGTTTCGCGAGCAGCTCGACCCGCTCAACCTCGCCCCGCATGCGGAAGCGTTCAACGAAGCTCCCGATGAAGCACTCAGGCCTGAGCAGGCAGAGGCGGAGCGGCCGGAGGGGCCAACCGAGGACGAGCTTGAAGCAGCCGGGCTCGGCTACCCGCTGCACAAGGAAGAAGCGGTAAAGCTCTGGTATTCCGGGTTCCGCTCCGAGGTGATCACCGTTCTGGAGGCGTGGGAAGCCATCGGCCACGACATCGGTATGAACCCGGACAAAGGCGAACTGCTGGATTCGCTGCGCTACATGCTGGAAAAGTGCGAGGCACATGACGCCGCCCTGGCCAGGGTCGCAGAGCTGGAGAGGCAGCAGCCGGTGGCATGGATGCACGATCAGCCAAACCGCGTCGATGTCATCCATCGAGACGTCAAGGATCTGCTACAGCGCGTGCCGGGCAGTAGTAGAGGAATCTATCGCCCACTCGATGTCAGCGAGCATTACACGATTCCACTCTACGCCGCCCCTGTAGCCCAGGCTCAGCACAGCGTGCCGGAAATATCTGGCATCGGTCGCGATGCCGAACATCCCAGAGCTGTAGTGCTGTATCTGCGTAACGAACCCAGCGAGGAAGATATGCGAGCAATTCAGAACTTTTTGCGCGCCATATCCGCCGACGTGCTCACCCAGGCTCAGCACAGCGCGGGCTACGCCGAGGCCAGAATGTGCGCGAACTGCCGGCACATCGGCATCAACGACGCCGCCGACTACGCCGCTTGCCATGACTGCAATTGGACTGGACCAGAACCGGATGAGGACAAGTGCCCAGGGTGCGCGGGTGAGAACTGCATGGCGGCAGCTTGCCCGGAGTGTGGTTGTCGTTACGACCTGGTCGCGGAGGCGAACATCACTGCCCCGGCTGGGCAAGTGCCGCAGGCGTGGCTCGACGTCCAGGCCGAGCGCCGCCGGCAGATCACCGCCGAGGGCTGGACGCCGGAGCACGACGACGAGCACGCCGATGGACAGATGGCCCGCGCCGCCGCCTGCTACGCCCTGGCCGGCTCCAGCGCTCCGAACGATGGAACCGCCGCCCTGCTGGTGTCGCTGGCATGGCCCTGGGATGAACAGTGGTGGAAGCCGAGTACCGCACGACGCGACCTGGTAAAGGCCTGCGCCCTGGCGCTGGCCGAGATCGAACGTCTCGACCGGGCATGCATATCGCAAAGTCCCCAGCCGGGAGCCACCACGGCCTCTTCCTGAGGCCAGTCCCGGCTGGGGCGAGAATCCTAACACTCAATTTCGGTCCCGGGCGATCGCCTGGGCGGAGAGGCATTGCCCATGGAAACCCCATCTGAGTTCCTCTCGAAGGAGGAGTTGGAGGCCATGATCGGCGCCAAGTCATCGAAAAAACAGGTCGAGTGGCTGGCATCTCATGGCTGGAAGTACGAATTGAATGCTGCGCAGCGACCCGTCGTCGGGCGGATCTATGCCCGCCTGCGGCTGGCCGGAGTGAAACCGAACGGAACGGTCGCTGTACAGGAACCGTGGACGCTGGATCTGTCGAAGGTGAGTTGAAATGCGGCCGAAGCAGCCGAAGAACAGGGATCTCCCACCCCGGATGATTCGCCGGACCAGGAAGCTGAAAGGAGGGAAATTGTGGGTTGGATACTACTACGACGGCCGCGGCGAGGATGGAAAGAGGAAGGAAATCCCGCTCGGCACCGACCTGGACCTGGCAAAGCTGGAGTGGGCGCGGCTGGATGCCAGTCCGGCTCCGAAGACCCTGCGCAAATGGGGTGACGTGTTCGACCGGTACGAAAAAGAGATCATCCCCGGGAAAGCGCCACGCACCCAGAAAGACAACCTCCTCTCGCTGACGCAACTGCGAAAGGCGTTTTCAGAAGCGCCGGTCGAGGCGCTCACCCCCCAAGTGCTGGCACAGTACCGGGACAAGCGGTCCGCGAAGGTTCGGGCGAACAGGGAGCTCTCCCTCTTCTCCCACATTTTCAACATCGCCAGGGAGTGGGGGATCGTCACGACTGAAAACCCGGTGAAGGGGGTTCGCAAGAACCGCGAGACGCCGCGCGACTTCTACGCCAGGGCCGAGGTCTGGAACGCGGTATACGGCGCGGCTCCACCGGAACTCCGCGACGCAATGGACCTCGCCTATCTCACCGCCCAGCGGCCGAGCGACGTACTGATCATTCGGGAGGCGGACATTCAGGATGGGCACCTGCAGATCGCCCAGGGCAAGACGTCGAAGAAGTTGCGCATCATGCTCGATGTCGACGGCAGCCCGACGGCGCTTGGAGAACTCGTTGCGCGGCTGTGCGAGCAGCGGCGCCAGCGCGGCGTAGCCGGCCCGTACCTGATCACTACGCCCGATGGGCGCCGGATGACATCCTCCATGCTGCGCATTCGCTTTGACGAGGCACGGTCGGCCGCCGCCGGCGCGGCGCTTGAGGACCTCGACGAGACGCTGGCCACCGCAATCCGTCAGTTCCAGTTCCGGGACATCCGCCCGAAAGCAGCCTCAGAAATTGCTGACTTGGGCCGGGCATCCAGGCTGCTTGGACACACCGACAAGCGCATCACCGAGACCGTCTATCGTCGCGTCGGCGAGATCGTGGAGCCAACGAAGTAAGGAAGAGTTGCGGAAATGACAGATATGTTGCGGAAATGGTCAACGTCTCCGCGCAGCGGTAGGGAGACGATCCAGAAATGCAAAAGCCCCGGCTCACGGGGCTTTTAGCGATGAAATGGCGGAGGTGTAGAGATTCGAACTCTAGGATAGGTCTCCCCATCGACGGTTTTCAAG